TTTTTTACTACATCATAAGTAAGAGAACCACTATTTTGTGCAACAAACCATGTAACTACATCATTTAATGTTTTTGTATTATCATTTGGAAAAATTTCATTTATAAATTGTCTTTTTGTCATTGACATTAATCTACTCCTATTACTTTATCAATATCTGCAGTAGCAACACCTTTTACTTTTCCAATATCTCCAGCTGCTACTCCTAAAACTTTATGTGTATACCCACTAGCCAATGTAATATATAAATAAGGGTCTTTTGATGTACCACCACCATCTGCATAATACATTTGAATCTTTACAAAATTTCCACCAATTGCTGGCCAAGTTGATGCTGCAGCAATACCTGCAGCAATTCTGTAATCATAATAACCCATAACACCAACAGTTAAAGTTCCACTTCCTATTACACTATTTATTGCTGTTAGTAAATTAGAATTTCCAGTAATGGTATGATATTGTAAAGTTGTTGATACTTGTCCTTCTGCAAGTGTAGTTCCAAGAGTAGTTCCACTAGAAAACACATTACCAAAGTCTGCAGTACTTCCTGCTAATGCTGTTGCTTGTACAACATAAATTGTACTTTCATTTGTTGCATTAGTACCAAGATTATCAGAATAAAAATAGAAATCAGCATCTGTTGCAGTTCCTGATAAACTTGATAAATCAAAAGCAAAAAAGGACCTATGACAACGAAAACTAGAATTACCACCTCCTCCTCGTACTGCAAAAGTTCTATTTCGTACACCCCAATTATATAAAATTGCTGTGTTAGAATGGAAGCTTCCAGCGGTTGTTGCATCACCTACTACATCAGCAGGGTCTGTACCTATTTCTGTATGAGTGACATACGAATCTGAAGTTTCAGAATAAACGGTTTCAGCCATTTAAAACTCCTTCTTTGGTAAATAATAAGTTGTCCAATTAAAATAATCGTTTTCAGCTGGATTCACATCAATTAATTGATATGTACAATTTGGTATATTTAAGTGATTTGATTCATTTTGATTATTGTTCCAAAATGTAAGCTTTGTTCCACTTTTTGTCCAAGTGGATAAACTTGATGAAATATGAGTTCCACTTTCATCACCAAAAGTATCATAAAATATACCATCAAATGTTCCCAATGAATCTTTAACATCATACCAACTTTGAGATATAATGGTTACATTTGATTTATTACTTGCCCATTCTATAGCTTTTGGAATAATATCAGGATGATTTTCAATAATGGTGTGAGAATCAATACTATGAGAATGCATATATCCAGCTGATATTCCCATTCCAAATCCTATTTCTAATATATCACCACCATTTTGTGTAACATATGCAGCTGATGCTGACATCAATGAATCTTCCCAAGACATCATAACTTCTGAACCATCAGCATCAATTGTAATTTTATCAGATTCAAAAGTTAATGATTGTGATATATACCAATTACTCATTACGATTTTTCAACCCAAGTTGATGATGGATTAAACCAAATTTGTTTTTGAGTATTATCTAATAAATATCCACACACTCTTATTATGTTTCCAGATGTAGATGGTGCTGTTGTAATAATCTCACCTACATCTTCACTCATATAAACCGCTCTACCTGGTATATTACTACCTCCTCCTGGTACTGGTACATTGCCTATTCTTACAACTCCTCTTAACAACATTCCATTTGTAGTTGAGTTTCCTCCTAAAGCGACAGCCAATAATTCATCTGCACCTTTAGAATCATCTGTGGAATCTGCTTTTTCCCAAGTACCATCTGTTTTATAATAATACAAAGCTCCCGCATCGGTTGAAGTATTACCAATATAAATAACATCTCCCATACCTTGTCCAGCTGAAGAATATGTTTGTCCTGCAGGATTAACAGTATTATCAAATTTATTTAGATATATAAATGAATTACTACTTGCTGAAATATGAGTAACCGTTGTAGTTCCACCAAATGTATGAGTTGTTCCACTTGCACTTATGTTTCCACTAGCGGTTATGTGGCCTTGAACTTCTAACTCTGCTGTTCCACTTCCTACGAATTGAAATGCACTTGCAGTTAATTCATTAGATTGAATTGCTCCACTTGAACTTATGTCTCCAGTAAATATTGCTTTTCCAGCCTCTGACATATCTAATGTCAATGCAGTTATGGTAGCACCACCATCTTGTCCTCTAAATACTATATCTTTATTATTTGCTTCAGATTTAATAATAAAGTCAGATGAATCTCTTTTAAATCTACCAAAGTCAGTTCCATCATCGGATAGTATTATATCAGCACCATTTGCATCAAGTGTTATATCGCCCTCTACATCAAGTGTAAAATCAGCTCCATCTGATATTGTTGAACCATTAATCGTAATATCATCAACGGTTAAAGTCGTTAGTGTTCCTAATGATGTGATGTTGGTTTGAGCTGCAGTTTGTAATGTTCCAGCCAATTGAGTTGCTGTTAATCTTCCTGTAGATGGATTGTATGTTAAATCACCATCTGATTCCAAACCTAAATTACCACCATCTACATCTCCACCTGCAGTAAATACTATAGCATTATCTTCATTTGTATTTTCATTGTCAGTAATAGTTACAGTTGTTGCTATAGCTGCTGTACCTGATGTGTCTTGATTTCCTGCCGTATTCACACCTGGTAAATTAATATTTCCAGTACCATCAAAACTAACTCCGCCTATATTTCTTGCAGTTTCAAGAGCTGTTGCAGTAGCTGCATTTCCAGAAGTATCTTGATTACCTCCAGTATTTACACCTGGAAGATTGATATTACCAGTACCGTCAAATGATACTCCACCTATATTTCTTGCAGTTTCAAGAGCTGTTGCAGTAGCTGCATTTCCAGAAGTGTCTTGGTTACCTCCGGTATTTACACCTGGTAAGTTAATGTTAGCACTACCATCAAAACTAACTCCACCTATGTTTCTTGCAGTCTCTAAAGTATCTGCACTATCTGCTTTACCCGTAACATCACCTGTTAAATTACCAGCAAAAGATGTTGCTGTTATTTTTCCTGTTGAAGGATTATAATGTGCGGTACCATCTGATTCTAAACCTAAATTACCACCGTCTAAATCACCACCAGCGACAAATACAAGTGGGTTGTTTTCATTTGTACTTTCATTATCTGTAATTGTCACTGTTGTTGCTACAGCTGCATTTGTAGCATTTGTTACAGTAGTTCCAGCAATCACATCCGCCAGAGCTGTTCCATTAACTGTTATCGCGTCCGCTTCTAAAGTTCCGTCAATATCCACATCACCATTTACATCTAAACTACCAAAGTCACCAACTCCACTTGCACTTATGTTTCCTACTACTTCTAATTTTTCTCCTGGACTCGTTGTTCCAATACCAAAGTTTCCATTTGTATCTAATGCAAGTTGACTATCAGTATTGTTTGCACCTAAATATAATTTTTTTGATGAACCTGCTTTGATATATATATTTGAGTCTGAAGTGATGTTAGTATTATGACCCGTACCATCAAATTTAAGTTCAGTAGAACTATCGTTATCTATTGTTATACCAGCACTTGTTCCAGTTAAGTTTATTTCGTTAGCAAATATGTCACCACTTGAACTTATGTTTCCACTTGCGGTTATGTGTGAATCTGTAGTTATATTTCCTGTAAATGTGTGAGTAGTATCTACAACATATCTATCAGTTCCAGCGGTTCTTATTTTAAATTTATCATTTTGTGGAAATCCAAATTTTGTATTGTCATCATCTTTATGAATTATATAATCTGCAGCTAAAGTACCATCAGCTCCGTGTATTTCTAATTTATTAAATATTCCAGTTCCACTTGAACTTATGTTTCCACTTGCGGTTATTGCAGCACTAAATGTTTTCTTCCCACTAAATGTTTGGTCGGTTGTTAAATGAGCTGTATCTGAATCTAAATTTGCAGAAGGTAATATACCAGTAACATCGTTTGCTAAATCAATTTGATTTCTTGTAATTTCTTGTCCACTAATTGTTATATAATCAGGTGTACCAGTTAAGGTTACATCTGTTGAGTTGTCTGTACCTGCTGCATCTACACCTAAATTACTTCTTGCACCTGCTGCATTACTTGCTCCAGTACCACCATGTGCAACTGCGATATCAGTTGCTGCCCAAGTACCAGTTCCAATTGTTCCCAGTGTTGTTACATTTGTTGAACCTTGGTAACCATCTTTTAAACCATCAGGTGTTACTGCTCTTGTAGCATCTGTTCCTGTTGTGGTTTCAGCAGTTGTTGCTAATTCTACAACACCAGGATTATCAGCTGCTGCAGTTTCTGCAGTTATAGTAACATCACCTGTAGCACCACTAACATCTATACCATCACCAGCTACTATAGAATCTACTGCTCCTCCACCTCCACTACCTCCTGCTGCTAATGAAGCTGATGTAAAGTTTCCTCCACCAACCATTAGGTGTCCGAATGAACCAGTTGATGCTGATGAACCACTTATGTTTCCATTTGCGGTTATGTGTGAAGTTATTGTTGAACCACCAACATTTAAATCTGTTCCTACAAATACTTTTTTAGCAATACTTGCTCCACCTTCAACTCTTAACGCACCTGTATCACCACTAGCATCTGTTGAATCAGTTGTATTTGTTATATCAATGGGTTTGCTACTTCCAAATGTAGAAGGTCCAAATTGATAGTAATCACTATCATCTATCGCAATAATAATATTGTTGCTAGAAAAATAAATTTGGTCGTTATCTTGTGTCCATCTTACATATTGTGGTGATGCACCATTTGTAGAAAAGACTAAATCACCAGCTGGTTTCATATTACCTTCAGATGTTATATCATCGGATGACCCAAAATGTTCTGCAATCATTGTTCCACTTGAACTTATGTTTCCACTTGCAGTTATGTGTGTTGTAACTTGTAACCCATTTTTGACTTTAAAATCTTTTGACATAGTTTCACTCTCCACTATTGTTTATATATAATAAATATAAAATTTTTAAATTAATGTCCTAACGAATTTAACACTACAACTAATAAACGATGATGAACCTATTAATTCTACAGTTCCTCTTTCCGTGTTTACTTTTGATGAAAAATTAACTAAATTTAAACCTGAATTAATTTGTGCATATTCTGTATTGAATGCATTTAAACTATTTTGCATTACTAACATTTCACTCGATTGAATGTGAGAACCACTTGTTACTTGTAAAACATACTTACAAGTTTGATGACTTCCAGTATTGAATGTATTAATCACCGATGATGAATTTGTCATTTGAAGCACTTGTGTGTTTATAATATCACCACTTGCAGTTATGTCACCATCAAATCTACCATCATTCGCTTCAAAATCAGGTCTTGTTTTACCCAATCTTACTGCTTTTAAACTTCTACCTTGTTTTAAAGTTTTAATGTTTTGTTTTGTAAAAGGTTCACCTCCAATAAAAAGAGTTCCAGCATCAACTTGAACATTTGAAGCAGTAATTGAACCTGATACCTTTATATGTCCAAACGAACCGGTTGAAGTTGATGATTGACTTATATTTCCACTCGCAGTTATGTGACCAGTAAAAGTGTGAGTATCATCTGATGAATCACCAAATTGTGTTGAACCTGATAATTGTTGTGTTGTGATATTTGTTACTGATGAACTTACAACATATTCTTCTGCTATAATACTACCAGATATTCGTAAATCAATAACTGGACTTCCTTCCAAATCAAATAAACGACCATCTGAACCGGTTTTTTGTAATAAATTTTGAAAGGTATCTTGAATATTCTTGTTCGTTAAATCAAACGACATTTATGTAACCTTTAAGTTTTTGCTAATTTATTAATTACTTCTTTTATGAACTTTTGAGTTCCCCCTTTATAATTAATAGTTTTAGCATAATTTTTTAATATCGGAGCTATTTTCTTTTTATTCTGTGATACTTTACCTATTGTTATATTATTTTCAATCAATGTATTTACCATTTCATTAATTGGATTCACATAATTTTTAACTGATTTAACTTTTACTTGTGGTTTTGTAGATTCTTTGATTTGTAGTTTTGATTGTTTTTGAGATTTTACTTCAACCGTTACTTTCTTAGCAGTATCGACAATGAAATTAGATTGCCAAGGTTCAATCAAAGTATCTTCAGCTATAACTTCAAGTTTAATGTCACCTGTAGTGTTTTCACTCATTAATCCTTTTAATTTTTTAATAGGAACTTTACAATTTCCTTTGTTATCAATTGTACCTTTGAACATTAAAGTTAAGTCTTTTGATTCAACTACAATTCTAGCACTTGATTGTTTTAAATCTGCACCTTCTAAAAATAAATCACATTCGAAGGTTTCTTGTTTATCGGTATATAATTTATACATTTTCTTTTATCTCCAACTTGACTTTTTTTACAATGGTTTCAACAACTAATTCTGCATCTTCTACTTTTACATCAATGTCTTTTACTTCCACTTTATCGTCATAAACTTTTTCACCTTTGATTCTACAAATCAAATGAATAAATCTTTTCTTTTTTTCTTCGTCTTTAAATAATTTATCAAGACGTTCTTTTCTTCGTCTATAACCAATTCCATTATTAGTTATAGCTTTTTCTACTTCAACTGCTAATGTTACATCACCCCAAGTAAATGGATTATTTCCCCATTGAACAGAAGTTGTTCTTCCATCTTCGGTTGTGCCATTCCATCTTACTTTAGATTTAGCCATTGTATAGTCCTATTCATATATAAATATAGTAAAGTCATAAATTATGTTGGAATTATTGTTCTATCATAACGAACACTACAAGATATAAAAGATGATGATGCTATTAATCTAACATTTGCTCCATTGACATCTGTTGAAAAATTAGCTAAAATTGTTTTATCAGAATTTATTTGTGCATATTCAGTATTTAATGCAATACTATCATTATGTAAAACTAACATTTCGCTTACTTGATATTTTGAAGCACTTGTTACTTGTAAAACATATTTAGCTGAACGGAAATTTCCTTTATTAAATGTATCAATAACAGATGATGAATTAGTCATTTGAGCAAATTTAGTTTTAAGTAAATCACCACTCGATGTTATGTTTCCTATAAATTGATGTGTATCATCAGTTGAATCACCAAATTGTGTTGAACCACTTGCAAAAATTATAGATGCACTTGTAATAAATGTATGATATTCAGTTGCTGTTAATTTACCATCTATGTGTAAATTACCACTTGCACTTATATCACCTTTTACATGTAAAGAAGTATCTGGATGTTGACGGGTTACATAATTGAAATCACCGATACCCAATTTTTGAGTTATTAAAACATCACCAGCATTCGTACCTCCTTGAAAAACTGCAGCATATGCACTACCTGATGCAGAACTATCAGGTGTTGAGGCTCTTGATATTAATCCAATAGAAGGTTTAGTACTTCCTGATTCTGTTGCTGATGCATTAAAATATCCAGCTGTAGTAACATTACTTGGTGAAATGAAACTTGATGCAATATCTGTTGAAGAAGAACCTTGTGCTTCTGCTATTATTGCAATAGATGAAAGTGGTGTCGTTCCAACATTATTTAAACCTGTTATTGTAGATCTAAATCTATGTGGAACAGACACATTTTCTCTATGAAAAGTTCTTCTTTCTGGTTTAGTTTGTATATTTGATGAAAGTGTTAAATCTGAAACTGGATAAAATTCATAATCTTGTGTAACTTCATTTTTAGTATTTAAAAATCTGTATCTATAATATATTTCATCAAATGAATGATCAAACAAGGGAATTTCTGTTTTATAAACAAAAGTTGATGGATTAACACCTCTTTGTGGATTTTGTTTTATACTAACATCAGAAAAAGATGCTGAATCATCAGCTAAGGTAGATTCTAACCTGATTGCAAAAAATGAAGCCGAGTCTATCGTGAATGTTACTTCATCATAATTACCATCAAGTGAAGGATTAACAGATTCATCAATAAAAGGACCTGTTCTTGATGTAGGTTCTAAACCTCTATACCTTTTATTATAAACAACTTGAATATTTTTTCTTAAATTTTCATTTGCATTATCACCAAAATTATTTAAATAAAATTTATCTGTATTTGGTATTAATGAAGCTGAATCTTTAGATTGTAATATATAATATGCTAAACTTCCTGATGCATCTAATTTTAATTTAAATGTTTCAGTTTCTTGTGAATAACGAACAAGAGAATGTAATGCAGTTTGACCAGAAAGAAGTAACTTATTATTAGATATCCTTTTAGATCTGTTTAACATACTTACTGTAGATGGACCAACCCAATAATCTAATTTATTTGATGAATCAAATGTACCTATATTTTCATCATGATTATTTATGAATGGAACTGATGTTGATTTAGATATATTATTAGTTAATAATTCTGTATCATTATTTATTTCTATATTACTCAAAGGTTTGTATGCATCAGATATACTTAATGAAGAACTTAATGCATAATCAATATCTATATATTTGACTTCACCTGAAATAGTGTCTAACTTATCAAACTCATGAATATGAAAAAGGTTATGATCTCTCATATCATCCCAATTGTCATCTGAACCAAATGTTTCTATCGATTCAGATACTCTAGCCACTGGTTTATGTTTAAAAATTATAGGACTTGTATTGGGTTGATTTTTTCTTATATAAAATGGAATTTGTGTTCTTATATTATATGAATTTTTATATTGATTTGGTAAATTTTCACCATCTAATTCAGCTACTATTATTAATGTAGCTTTACCATCTGAAATATTATCATATGTTGTTAATAAATCTTCTTCTATGAAAAAATATGCATATGAAGCACCATCAACATGTTCAAGTGGAGTCAAACCTGATAATATTATATTACCAGTACTATCTTCTATTTCAAATAAAACAGTAGAGTTATTTTTTATGTATAAACCATTTAATTTTTCACTCATTAAATCCGAATAATCAGGATTTAATATAGCAATTGAAAAAGAATGTTTACCAAAACCAAATACCTTTTCTTTGACACCTTGAACATCAAAAAATAAAGGTTTATTTGGGTTACATTCATGATAAACATCATAAGATGATAAATTTAACTCTTGTACATATTTTGCAGGCACCAAATATCTCCTAATTATACACTATTTCACATATAAATATAAAAATATAGAATAATTAGTTAAAAATAACTTTACTTAACCCATTATTAACTTCAATTGGAACTAAAACATCCATATAGTCTTTAATTGTGTCTAAATGTGTAATAATCATAACAAAATCAAATTGAGTTCGTAAATATTGAAAAGCTCCTTGCATATTTGCTATATTATCACTATCTAAAGCTCCAAATCCTTCATCTACAATAATAAAATTCGGTCTTGGGAGAGTTGAAACATTAATTAAACCAATTCTAATGGCTAATGATGATACAAATCGTTCCATACCACTTGATAATTCAAGATTCCATTTATCATCACCATAACAGATGAATGCATCAATCATTTTATCTTTCATTTCAAGTTCAATATGGAAACCAGCGTTCATATTTTCTAAAACATGATTGATTTCACGTTCAATTGATGGTATGGCTCTTGATATTAGTTCATATGGAATCCCATCTTTTGATAAAGCCATCAAATAAAGGTCATAATCAAGTATTTTTTGTTCAATATCAACAAGTTTCTGTATGTCATCTTCTATTTGTTGTTTTCTATTTTTAGCTACTGACAAAGTAGAGATAATTTTTTTATAATCTTTATCAACTGATATAGCTTCCATTTGTAGTGATGATATTTTACCAGTTAAATCAGATATTTGTTCATTTAATTTATTGTTGTTTTCAATCTTTTCTTCTAATTCATAGTATCTTTTAACACTTGATTCTATAGAAGTTAATTCACTTTCAATATGTTTTAATCTACTTTCTTGTGTAGAAATCTTACCACCAATTTTAACAGCATCGTGTTGTATTTGATTTAATTCTTCAGAGAATATCTTAAACTCACGATTTCTTTCGTCAGCATTTCCCAACTTTTCTAAAGTATATTCTGTTTTTTTATACAATGATGTCAATTCACAATGTTCTGAATACAATTTATCTATTTGAGTTTTTATCTCTTCTTGTTCGTGTATTTGTTCTTTACCATTCTTTATACAAAACTCACAATTTTCATCATATGTGAATTTCATTAAATCTTGATTATGATGATTCAATGATTTAGATTTAGATTCATTTATTTTTATTTTATTTTCTAATTCTGTTAAATATTGTTTAGCTTCTTTCCAATCCTCATAATCTTCTTGTATTTTCTCTTCATCTATTTTAGCTAATTTTTCATGATAATCCATATACATTGGTCTCAATGTTTCTTTATACTCTTTATCATCTGTTAACTTCTGTTCAATATCAATTTTTTCAGCACTTAATTGTGACCTTTGAGAATTTAAGTCCTCTATATCATAAGTTTCATCTATTTTATAAAGTTTTCTAACCAAATCTATTTTCTTATCTTCTAATTCAAACAATGTATTACCAATAGTTTCGTCTTCGGTTTTTAACTTCTGTTCATCTTTTTCCATTTCAGTAATTTGTTGATTAATAACACCAATTTCTTTGTAAGAATCTTTCTTTTGAAATTGTCGTAACATAATTCGTTCTTCATTTGAATCAGATTTGGCTATGGTTTCTAATTGTTCAAATACCTCAATGTCCATAAAAGTAGAAAGAATTTTTTTTCGTTCCGCCTGTTTTTTGTCCAAGAAGTTCATTCCATTGGTTTGTAGTGATAATGAGGTAAGGATGAAGTCGTCAAATGTTCCTAACACTTTACGAATCTCTTCATTCGTGCCTGTTCCATATGTAGAGTTAAATCTAGCTGCTCCACTTAAATCCACTTCTTCACCAGCATCATCTATCATATAGAATCTAACCTTTACTGGACATTGATGAGATACTTTACCATTCTTGTGATTTACTCTTTTGTATTTAGCATCTCTTTCAATCCAATAATCATTACCATTTATTTCTAAATTCAACTTAGCTCTGAAAGTGGTTTTCTTTTTATTCATAACATCTAATGCTCTATTGGTTCTACTACATACATCATATATAGTGTAAGCGATTGCGTCCATTATAGCTGACTTACCACTATGATTCGGAGCAACTACACCAATCGTACCATCGAGTTTTGTGAAGTCAATCTTATTCCCTTTACCATAACAAAACATATTATCAAATTCAAATGATTTTATTTTCCAATCCACATTTCGTGTAATATCACCATCGTATATTTCTGGTGAATTATTCGTCATATCATTTATTTCTTGAACTCTTTTAATTGTAGCCTCATCAATACCCTCTACATTTCTTTTCAAGAAATCTTCAATTAATTCATTCTGATAATTTATATCTCTAACATCACCAATATCTAATTTATTTTCTCTATCATCACCGATTGAAATATTATCTTGTCGTTCTGTTACAATCTCTTTTAATTTAGGATATTGTTTTCTTAAACCGATTTGAATATCTTTGATTTGTTCTAATGTCGTATTTGTAAATTTAATTTTAACTCTACCTTTGGGTGGCATAAATGTTAACTCATATGGATTACCAGTTGTTGAGTTTTGTATTTCACCATCCACTACATTTAATATTTTATATCCATAATCATTTTCCACTTGATGATATGTGGCTTTTCTTTTCTCTACATCCCATAATAAAAATCCGTGACTTGGTTCTTCTGAATAATTCTGTTGAATCAATGAACCAGGATATGCAATAGTTTCTTCTTCATTCAAAAATTGTCTTTTGTGTATATCACCCAACAACACCATATCATAGCCAGCGAATGTTTCATTCGTTACTCTATCGTCTTGCACTTGAAATCCATTATCATAAAAGTGTTTATCCACTCCACCATGAAATAAAGCTATTGATGTGTTTTTTAAATCTTTTGGATTAGGTATAGTATGTGTTATCTGTTTTCCTTCTTTGTCAATATCAAAAATAGATAATGTAGCGAAGTCAATGTTATCCATTGTATACACACCTGTCTTTTTCCAATAATGTAAATTAGGTGTAATTTTTTGAACCAAATCTACAATAGGTGATAATGTATCTTCTCTTGATTTGTTATTCAGATTACAATCGTGATTACCTGGTATGACAATCGTAGGGGCAATCTTACATAATTCTAAAAAGAAGTTTGCAACCATTCTGACTTCTTCAGGTGATGTATCCAATTTTCCGTGAACCACATCTCCACCAATGTATATAGCATCTGGTTTTAAATCTTTTAATTGTTTGTATAGTTTTTTAAATACTTGTCTGTATTCTACAAAACGATGTAATTTACGAATATGTATGTCTGCTAAATGTGCTATTGTTTTAATCAACTAAATTCTCCAATATTTCTTGTGTTTGTTCCCAACCAGTTGTTTGAAATGTATAACAATTATTTGTTTCTTTCATTAATTTTGCAAGTGGATAATCATTACCACCCTCTTTTGTTCTGT